AAGGTGTAGTTCTTCTTACTCTTCCAATGTAAATCATCTGCAATATCATATACTTTAGTATTTATACCATCAGCTGACTTTCTGAGCCCGCGCCCTATACTTTGTAGAACCCTAATCTGACTCTTACTTGGTGAAGCGAATATAATATTATGAAGGCGCTTGATATTAATACCAGTAGAGAAAGTACCCATACTCGCCACAATAATTGCATCATCCTGCCCCTCGGTAATAGCTCTAACATTCTCTCTATCATCAACACCTGTCTCTCCACTTACATAAAACAAACTTCGGTCAGTATCTTTTAATTTATTTCTTAATATGTCGTGTAGAGGTTTTCCGTGTTTATCGACATATTGAAATAATATAAGTGTATTACCAACACTATCTATAGCTAGATTTGATATAAAGTTATTTCTCGGTTCATACTTAACTATGAAATCCATCTCAGCTTGATAGTCTCTCTTAACCTTACAGTGTTCATCAGCATATTTTAGTAGTAGTATATTAATATCTAACTTAGCTAAATCATCATTATCCATTAACTTTTTAGTAGTGGTTACTTTATGAACTGGGCCGAATAGACCTTCTAAAACTAATTGATGTGTCTGTGTTCCATCCAAAGTACCAGTAGTACCCATACGAAACTTACATTCCGTGCATTTCTCTAAAATAGCTGTAAGTGATTTGGCCTTGAATGAATGAGCTTCATCTCCGATTACCATACCAAAGTTCTGAAACCATGGAGCTCTTTCTTTGTATATTGACTGCCATGTGGTAATGATAACCCTTTTAGGTATGTTATACTTCTCTCTACCAGCATATATTTTGTGGCAATTCTCATCTACACTCCATTCATCAAACTGTGAATAGTCGGCAAAGTCAGAATACATCTGTTCAACCAATGACGTAGTTGGTACGATAAGTAAAACACTTTGGTCTGTGGCCTCTAAAAAGAATCTAATCGCCATGTAAATAATAAGTGACTTACCCGAGGCAGTGGGTGATAGTAATAAAGACTGGCTATTAGTAAGAGCATGTTCTAAAGCAGATATCTGATAGTCACGAGGTGTTATCTTATTACCTCCTGCTGTAAGAGTAAGCTCTTCTAGCAACGCTGGAATATCAACTATATTTTTTGCGCCTGGAATTCCATATGTGCCATTATCTAATTCAATGTCATACTGACGCGCATTAGCAAACTCTTGTATATACTGAAATAATCCACTATAAAGCGTTTTCTTTCTTAGGTCATATAACCGTATCTTACCATCCCACATTCTATTCTTATATGCCGGCATAAATTTATAACCAGGCACAAAGAAACAGAAATGTTCAGCTAGTTCCTGTTCTATAGAAGGTTCAGTGATAATTTCTAAGAATGCTTCATTCTTCTTTTTAACTTTTATTAAGTCCATGAGATATGTATATCTTTAGATTCCACTAGTAAATTTACGCCATTCAATCATGTTCTTTATATTCTGATGACGCCATTTAATATTTTCCATTATTTCTTTAAGAGTGTCACACATCTCTTTGGCATACTCTATTCTAGCTTGATGTTGTTGTATAATAGGGTCTGCATCATACCACTTATCCATATCACCCTTTAAGACAGTAAGACCATTAAGTGGGTCATATTCCCATCCTTTCTTATCCATTTCTTCTTGTGATAGTTTACCATTATAGTGCATAAATTTATCTCTAAGTATTACCTTAAAGTCTAACTCAAGCTTCTTGAGCTTCATTTTATTTACGCTGTATAGTTCTAAGTACTTTGAGTGGAGTTTGGCCGAATCACGGGAGGATTCATCTAGACGCATCTCATCTATGAGCGAGTCCTTCTTCCACATTTCTAATATTTTTTCTAAGTTATTCATAATATATCCATGGTTTAAAATAGTGCTGTTTTAAGTACTATTATACTACAAATCCAGACAAAAGTAAACCCTTTATTTTATCTCGTAATAAGTATACTTGAACGAGGTGTCTGCTTGTAGGTATTCAACATCAGTTTGTTGAGTTGAAAATTCTAGTGCTGATAGGTTGGTAGGAAAACAATCTTTAAATGATATTTCTTTACTTATGTTATTATGTGATGTAAGAATAGAAAGAGTTGCATCAAACTTATATGATTCGGCATCTGCAGAATTAATAATATTATGCATCCAATTAAACATCTCTATATAGTTATCCATATTTTCGGTAACATTAAATCTTATTGCTAGTTCATCAAAGTTTATCCGATCACCAGTCATAGCAACATTTACCCCTTTATAAGGTACATTTGATTCTGATAAAGCAATACCAGGTAGGGTTACAGCTGTGCAGAAATATTCAACATTAGGAAACTGTTTAGCATTTACCTTAAATTGAAACCCTACAGGGCTTAAAAAATTCTTATTTGTTGTCAGTGACATTTTTATCTTCCTCTTCTGGTTCCTCTACAATAAGGCCCCACCAATTCCAGCGTCCATCTTCTATTGTATCTTCCATAATAGTATTTATACAAGTAATTTGCTAGATATAAAAAAAGGGACTCCGAAGAGTCCCCTTAAAGAATCAAGTTAATTGATCAGGTTTACACCATGATGCTATCAACTCTGAAGATTCTGAAGTATGGGTTAGAACGGTTAGTACCCGCACCAGCTGCAGTTCCCACGAATGGGTTCTGTTGCATTCCATATCTTGTTTTGAATCCGATTCTTGGCTGGAAGTCATTCTCACCAACGGCTTTAACCATAGTTAAAGGAACGTAAGGACAGTAGAATAGACCAGCATCATATGGGTTAGTACCTCTGTAACCAACACATACGAAGTCACCAGTTGCATATGGATCAATATATACTTTCATTCTACCATTCAAGGTACCTGCGAAAGTATTACCAGTATCGTCTACAGTAAGACCTGTAGCCAATGCTGGAGAATAGTCCATAACACCAGCAGCTGCTAGAGCAGAAGCAACGTCAGAAGATACTAATACAAAGTTACCTTTGCCTCTTCTTGTGTCAAGAGCAATCTTATTAGCTTCTCTTTCGATCTGCATGATAAGACCCTTGAACTTCTCAGCCATCCATCTGCCGTCTGAATCACTAGCAACATCAAACACACCTTTAAGAGCAACATTTGACTGTTGTGCACCAAGGTTAGCTTTCTGATATACAGTTCTAATCAACTCTCTATTGATTTCCGCAAGGATTTCAGAAGAAAGAATATTAGCAAGTTCTGCTTCAGCATCTAGACCGTGTACGGCTTTAAGATCCTGAGCAAGTTCCATTGTGTATTCAGCTTTAAGAGCTCTTGACTTAGCAGTTACAGTAGCTTTCTCGATTGAGAATGCCATTTCACCAAAAGATCCGTCTCCACTTTCGCCAACACCCAATCTTTCAGCAGCGTCTGTATCCATAGCTGAACCAAAAGTATTAACGATGTCTGCTTCATCACCGATAGTGTTATCAGAATCAGAGTCAGTTACGCCTTCAAGACCAGTAACTCCTGCTTCTTGAGTACCAGTACCAGAGAATCCAGAATCAGCTTCGTTATGAAGTGCTTCTGTACCACCTTGAGTACTATACTTAGATTTCATTGCAAAGATAAGACCAGTAGGTCCAGTCATTGGCTGAACACCAGCGATATCATAAGCGATGAGGTTAGGCATTGCACGTCTTACCAAAGAGATAAGAACTGGATCAAAAGTAGCAATATCACTACCTGCCTGGTTATTAGCTGCAGCTGCTTCAGAGATGAAGTTGCCACCCATATTTTGAGCATCTTCTCTCAAAGCTGCTTCTTGGTTCTCCAACAATCTAGCTACAGTAGCTTTCTTGTGCTTGTCCTGAATACTTGGCACTTCTGCGTGCTCAAGGACTGGAGCCCATTTTTCCATTAAATTTGAATCTGCGTTAAACATTTTTTGTTTCCCCTATTAGATTACTTGTTAAATTTCGAGATTGCTTGTGTGTATCTTGACATAACATCACTAACATCAGCCGGGGCCTCGTCAGTTCCTGCTACGCTTGATAGCTCATCAGTTGATTCACTTAGCGCTTTAGTAAAGTATGATTCTTTAACAACTTTAACTTTCATTTCAAAGTTATCTTTGTTATCAAATTCAATGTCTTCTACCAAAGTACCGAGTTTCTCAGCCTCTGTGTCAGCAAGCCCTGAAGATTGTTCTCTTACTACTTCAGCTCTTTCCAAAGTTTGAACTGATTCATGTAGTTTGATATTATCTTCTGTGGTTTTGTTTAATGTCTCTTCCAGTTCAGCGACTGATGCAGATAGTTCATCTACAAGGTCAACCTTACCTTCAGGTACATCGATATAATGTTCTTTGAACACTGATTGTAAAGAAGTCATAAAGTCTTCAGCAATTTCAGTCCTAAGACCTTCTGTTACTGCAACTTCATTCGTTTCCATCCAGTTAGAAACAACATAGTTTAAGTAGGAATCAACCTTCTCAACTAGTTCACTTTTAACATCAGAAACTTCTTCTTCAAGATTTTGCGCGTACTCAGTTTCGAGCCTGTCCATTTCTTGAGCTAACTTACTAGTAAGTACTGCTTCAAAAATTGCACCTGCTTTGCCACGGAATCCATCAGATAAAGTTACTTCTTCAGCGATTACAGCATCTAGGTCTTCAGAGAAGTCAACGGACTCAACTTTAGCTTTCGCTTTAAGTTCGTTTTTCTTCTGTGGAGCGGCCTTAATACTCTTATCAACGGAGCCATCATCTTCGGCCTCGTCAACTTTCGCCATTTTAGCAAAGATTTTCTGCGCATCTTCTTTTCTAGACGCCTTTAACATATCAACTGCTGCTTGAATTACTCCAGCTTTAGTTTTAGGAATTTGGACTTCCTTGACTTCGGGCTCTTCGTCTTCATCGTCTTCCTCATCGGCTGACTCTTCGACTTCTTCCTCGTCATCATCTTCGTCTTCTTCTTCCTTTACCTTGGCTTCAAGAATTTCTTCGTCTTCAACTTGTTGGTCTTCAACGAGCTCATTCTCAAGCTCTTCAGCATTTTCAGATATGTCTTCAGACACTAGTTCATTTTCTAGTTTATTTTCGTCTTTTGACATTTTGTATTCTCCTATTAAGAATTTACAAGTTTAGAGAGGAAATTCTTAAAAGCTTTAATCTCAATATCAGATGAACCAATACCTCGAGCTTCTTTTATTTCAGTCTCAATTTCTTCAATTTCTTGCGGACAAAGTACACCATTATTCCATACCCACTCAACACCTTCCATGATTCCATTGACAAACGCCTCTGGAGCACTAGGGTCTTGAACGATATCGACTGTGGAAAGCATAAAATCTTTACCAACATGCGATGCGCCTTGTTTATTTACAAGAGTTCCCATACCACGACTTGATACACCAAGCTTAACTCCACCTTCAAGTAGACCTTCAACGATCTTGCCCATAGGGGTATTAAGTATTGATGCTTTTCCTATAACATTACTTCCTTCAAATTTGAGTTCAGTAATCTTATGTGAAACTTTATCTAAGTTAATAGTAGGACCTTCAGGGTGGTTTAATTCCCCAACGGCTCTACCTTGACTTACTTGTTCTTTTACATATTTATTAACAGCACCTTCCAGTATTGATTTCTCATATACTCTGCCGTTTCTGTTCTTTTTGTCGGCCTGCATAAACACGCCTTCGATAACATACGAGTTGCTACCGTCTTTTTTCTTTTCTGTAATAACCTGAAGGTTACTGTCATGATACTCTGATATAAGTCTCATTCTAGTTCTTCTCCTTTATTCTTCTTCTGACACTTCATCAGAAGAATTGCCGATAGTAGATGCAATTTCAATTTTCTTTGCATCTAAAGCAGCTTGTAATTTTTGTGCAATAACACCATCGAATGCTTTTCCAGCACCAATGTTATCACCTTTTCCAACGCTATCAATCATTTGGTCTATAGTCATTATTAAGTTCTCCTATTATATATTTATAATATTTTATAAGTCAAGATCGAGATCATCATCGCCATCTAAATCTTTTTCTGCACTAATCTGGTCTTCCATTTCTTTTATGGCATCATCATCCATTTTAAGGACATTCTTTCTGATCCATTCATTAGAAACATACTTACCAGAGTATTCATCTACTGTTCCTAGCATATCAAATCTTTCTCTCATCATCTCAGATTCTTTTAACTCGGAGAAGTAGTTATCTTCTATAAAGTCATAT